CGCCGCATCTCGCGCAAACAATTGTGCTAGCTCATCAGCCGCGCTGGGCATCTCTACAACACAACCAATCGGAAACTCATAAGCCTCGTCGCCTACCGACACGTTCTTCGTCCACGCGTAGTCCGTCGCCCCGCCGCCCATCGTTAGCACGTGAGTCGCCTTGCTCGTGTAGATGACAAGACACCACTTCGTCTCATCTGCATTGTGGATGTAGATCACATGCCCTTTCGGAGTGGGGCTAGGAAACAGCGTCCCGTCAGCCAGCGTAATCGTTGTGTCCGTACCTCTCGTGTAGCTCGCCGCCAATGTACTCTGAACTTGGTTGACGCTAGGCGCTGCGATGATCGTCATATCTCACCTCCCACAAGGGCGCGAGGCATCCCCACGCCCTAGCTACTACTACACAGGTACAAACTTGGTATCAATCGTGAAGTCAATCGAGTTTGCGACAACCAAGTTGATCGCGTCGAACGTCGCACGCAAGAATATCGTGTCGCCAGTAACAGGTGTCCCAGCGCCTACAGCGTTGAATAACCCCACCTCTGTAATCGCGGCGGCCGTAAGTGTCTTGGTGATTAATGCCTCTGCCCTAACGGTATCGTCCGTGAGCGTTGTCGTCGTTACCGCATAGTCATCATTTACGCGCGGTGTTTCGTTACAGCCCGTTTTCGTTTCCAAGTCGCTATCACCGGCAGCCGGTGCCGTAGTCCCCACACCCCACTGAGCAAACTTCGGAGCCACCGCGCCTAATGCCACAAGCGCACTCGTAATAATCGTCAATCCATCTGTCACTACCAATACTGCATCAGCCATTATTCATCACCCCTCGTTGTTTCTTGATTCGCTTCTCTTCCTTCACCCGGCGCGTTTTCAGCATCGCCAGCTTTTTCCTCGTCGCCTTACCTTCTTCTTTAGTGCGTGGTCCTACTATCGTTCCAAGATCAGCAATCACCTTGCCGTCCTTATCTAGAACTCTCGCCATAACCGTTGTCGTAACACCGGCACTAGCGTTAGTGTGTCCTGCCATCTCCATCTCAGGCATCTATACCTCCTCCAAAACAAACGCTGCGCCACGCCATAACCAACGATCCGTAGCCAGTAATCGCGTGCGCCTTATTGGTCTAAACTTCACGCTGTACTCATCAACGGATAGATCTTCTCTCTCTACTTGGAGATTAAGTATCACCCCTAAGTTGTATTCGGTTAGCAAATCATCAAGCGTCGATTGCGTCATCGTCGAGTAGACGAGCGTGAATCGCTTCTTCGTCGCTATCACGTCAATCACCAGAGCACCATTTGCCACACGCCCCTCTCGGTTGATCTCTCTGTCCTCTTCACGGAACGAACTCCACCCCGTCTCGAACAATGTCTCTGAGCCGGTTACGCCTAGCCACCATCTGCCGGTTATCATGCTGGTGCTCCTCGTCTTGTACCCTCTCGCTGAAGCGGATCGTATAGCAACTGTGCCAACTTGGTAAGCGGATTAGGAGATGAGCTGCCGCCAGTCTGAGATTCACCGGCAATGTCTTTCATCGCTTCGTATGTGCCAGCCATTACAGCCTCGGCCATCTTCTCATAATCAATCGACCGTGCGGCCTGTTGCTCTGCTGTCAAGACTTCCTCTCCACCGTGGACGATTGCTGGCATAGCTGCACCGGCTGGGCCTGGGACAATTCCACCCTCTGCGAATCCTGCGATAGCAAGACCCGCGCCGCCGACAGCGTATTGCCCTGCTTCTAGCGCATGTGCTGTTCCGCCCACGAAATCCAGCGCAAGGAAGCTGGCAACAGACTTGATAGTTGCAACCGCCGCCCGCAGTAGCAGCTCTTTCCTCAACGCTCCTAGAACGTCTTTCAGCGATTCAACGAGGATGCCCTTCACCGTTGTTTTGTTGTCCTGGTAGTCCTGCTCCTCCTGCCACAACGCCTGTTGCAATTCGCCGCGCTTAGAGTCGTGATGCTCTTCACGAATCCTCGCCATCTCTTTCTCGTGCGCTTCTTCTTCAGATAGCTGTGTTCTATTGAACGCCAGAAGATCTCCGGCCATGTTGCCGAGCGATGTAGCGAGTGTTTGTTCTGCGAACGCCCAAGTGTCTTCAAATCCTGCCTGTATCTCGTCGTTTAGCTCAATCAGATCAGTGACAACTTTTGTATACCCGACTGACAAGAGATCGTTTGTCTCATCTACAATCAAGTTCAGCCCGTCGTACGATGCCGCCAATTCATCAACGCTGTCGGCGGCGTCCTCACTTGCTGTTCCAGTCTTCGCCATAGTATTATTGACGGTAAGCAGATTCGCATTCATCAAGGATGCCGTCTCTTGCGAAGCCACGCTCATTCCTTTCTGGCTTCCTACGACAACGCCAGTCGCCTCTGACCATCCTGCCGACAAGGTTTCGAGAATTTCTCCGGTGACAGATTCAATCTGATCGGCCGTGAATCCATACATAGCGCCGATAGCTATCATGTCTTGCTCGAACTGCAAGACAACAGTATCAAACCTCATGCCTTCTTGAAGTTTTATTACAGCGTTGGCTTGAGCAGTTACAACCTTTCCCATCATGTCGTTTACTGTTCTCGTAGTTTCTCCAACATCTTCGACATACTCTCTCAGGGCCTGGCCAGCCAAACCTAACCCCTCAACAAGTGCTAGTCCAACTGCCTCAGTAACGACTACAGCCCTTTCCTCTTCGCCAACCATATCACGGATTGACTGACCAAGGGCAGATATATTATCAATAGCCTGCGCAATACCGCCTGTTGACTCGAACCATATCAGAGATGCAACCAGAGCGGCGAATGCAATACCGGCTGGGCCAAGAGCAGTAGCCCATAACGCACCGAACGCCTTTGCAAGATTCCCGACGATGAGAACGGTCGGGCCTGCTGCTGCCAAAATCAAGAAGATATCAACAATCCGTTTCTGTTGTTCTGGAGTTAGTTCGTTGAATCTGTCGAGCATATTACCGATTACTTCCATCAGTTCAAGCGCCTTCGGGATGAGTATGGCTCCGATCTCTTCACCGACTGCTTTCAAATCGCCCTGCAATCCCTTCATCTGATTAGCGAATGATTCAGAAGTTCGTATTGCATCTCCCTGAGCGTCTGTCGTTCCTTTGATGATGATGTTGAGGCGCGCGATGGCCTTCTCAGCGTTGGTCGCTTCTTTCACTCCCTCTTCAAGTCCCATGTTCATAAGCTCTTGATTAAGAGTCGCCTGAGTGATGATAACACCATATCGGCGCACCGTCTCATGATTACCGACGATAGCAGATTGCAGCGCCCTCATCGTCTCTGGCTCGCTCGCGTTGTTGAACGAAGCAAGGTCTATGGTGAGTTCTACAAGCTGCGTCGATAGCTCGGCGGCTTCTTCACGTGCGAATCCCAACGGAACGAAGGTATCTTGGAATGTAGCAGCGTATTCCTTCAGATCGGTTGCGTTGCGATTGACAGCATCTGCAAACTCATCAATCCATACGGTTGTCTGCTCTGCGAATTCCTTGAATACTGCATCGAACTTGGATTGGATCTCTTCAGCATCAGACGCGAGCTTGATAGCGGCAATGCCGAATCCAATCAGCGGGAGTGTTATGGCCGTAGCCATGACCTTGCCAGCAGACACCATCTTAGTGCCAACCTGAGCCACAGTCGCACCAAGACCTTTGACCTTTGTTCCTGCTTTGGTCATGTCACTCTGGAACTTGGCTATATCACCAAGCAGCTTGACTGTCATCGAGCCTACGTTACCCAGCGCCATTACTCACCTCCCGACTGATAATCCAGGTCCATACCTTCGGCGTATCGCCGCTCTATCCGGCTCAGTTGACTTCGACACACTTTGAGCTTCAGGGTCTGTCCCGTTCTGCCTGCTCCATAGCGCCCATCCTTGAGTCCACCACCAGACCAGTTGTTTCACGTCCATCGTCCACAGTGCTATTCTCGGCTCCCAGTGATACAAAGCCGTTGTTTCTCCGACAATTCTTCCTAGTCTTACGAATCCTTGTCGGTCGTCGGGTTTCCCTCTTCGCCTGAATCCTTTGTCTCATCTACTGGATAGAGGACGAACTGAACAAACGCGGAGAAGCGCGTTGCATCGAGATTCTTCATCAAAAACTCAACGGTGAATTTCGGATTATTGCGAATGCAGACATCAGATATATATTGCAGTATCCGCTTATAGCCTCCCTCAGCATCTGCCTCGGCCTCGGCTTCGATTTTCTTTGCAATTTCGTCCGCCTTAAGTCCTTTGTATCTATCTCTATAGGCAGACATTGCCAGCGTTACAGCGACAGGGATAACCGACACGTCTACAACTTCGCCGCCAACACGCGCCAATCGTGGCTCAACTACCAGTGCGTCGAAATCGTAGATGCCTGCTTCGTCTTGCTTTGCTCTCATTATGCCTCCGTGTAGGGACGCAGCCCGAAGGCTACGCCCCGATATTTGCTAAGTGGTGTCTTGCGTGTCAGTGATGTTGAACAACTGATCGCCGCTCGCTCGTGCCGTATCCAGCTTGCCAACAAATCTGATTGGACATGGTGTCGGATTCCTGTCATCGTCAGACGGGAATTGCAGATCAATACCGTCTCCGATGTATGCCTTATGAACGAGCATCGTCCACGTCTTGCCATCGGCGTTCTCATTCGTCAGCCTGAGAATACGCGCCGTCTTGGACGTGCCTCCACCAGACGTATAAGTGCGGGATGTCAGCGGCGTGTAGTCATAGTCACAATACACCGTAGCTGCGTCTTGGATTGCACCCTTGACGAGAGTGACCGTATCGCCTTCAACCTCGTTCGTCAGCGTTTCAGATACGGTGATCGTGTCAGCAGTGACGACGGTTACAGTCTTGGCTCCGTTGTTCGCTGCTTCAGTGAATCCAGACACATAGATGTGCTCGCCAACCGCAGGCTGACTGTCCCATGCGCCTGCACTGAGGAAGTAGTTCGCTGCGCCTGTAACTGCACAGACAGTCGTTCCTGTTTCAATCGCAGTAGGATACGCACGTGCAATCGACGTGTATCCGTTTGGCTGAGTGACGACTACATAGTCGTTGTCGCGGATGTATGTGATCGTCGGTGTAGCAGCATCAGCTACCACAATCGAATCAACCTCTGTTCCGTCGCCATTCTTGAACAAGAACTCAGCGAGATCGAAGTCATTCAGCACTACCGGTTCATCAGTGATCGACACTGGCGCAGCGGCAACCGTTGCAGAAGTACCAATGCCAGCGAATGCAATTCCAAGATTCGCAACGTTGATCTCCCACCATGTCCCGGTGACCTCTACCATATGCTCGCTAATGCCTTCGTCGATGATCCCTGCGTTGTCGCTGCGCACTTCGATGTCCGTCCATGTCTCTTTGAAACCAGCGTCAACCAGTGCGCCAACATCCGTATACCCGCCGCCGTAGGGTCCGATCTCAAACTTGACCGAGCCTATGCGGATAGTCTCTGCATCCTGTACAGCAGTCTGTTCGTTGTATCCAGCCATATCATGCCTCCAAGTAATCCACTCTAAAATCTACCGGGAACGTTTCCCGCCCTGTATCTGGATCGTTGATGTACGTATCGTTCATGAACACAATCATCTTGATCTCCATGCCCGCAACTGTGCCCTTGTATCTCTGCAAGGTGTACTTGATCAGTTGCGCCAGATTCTCTCCGTCTTCGTAATCATCAGCCCATGCCGTCACCTGAAATCGCGGATGAGCATAATCCAGAACAGCATCCTGCGGCCCGCTAATCTTGCGAATCGTTATCAACGGAAACGTCGGCTCTTGTGGCACCTTCGGCGCAATCGTTGTTGTGACTGCGGCAACGTCTACGTCAGCAAGCAAAAGGGTTCTCAGTGCAACGAATACGCTCATCTTGACGCCTTCTTGATTACCATGTTGATTGCTCGCTTCACTTCATCATTCACTTCGTCCTCGTTGTTGTCGAGCGCCGGTCTGAGATATCCAGGCTCCTTCAAGTATTCCTGCACCTCGGCGTAGACTACATCAGTCCCAACAAGTATTTCTGCCCGTCCAGTTGTACGCAGCTTATCGCCAACACGCGCAACCGAACCGGGGATAGCTGGCATCTGTCTGATAGTGTCACCGTCGCTGTCTGGTTGAGGTGGAGTGATATCTGCTTCTGCCGTGCCAGTATGAAGCGAACGCCTCAAGTTACCCGTCACAAATGGCGCTTTTTCTTTCGCGTCATTAGACACGACAAAACTCCCAGCAAGCAAGGCAGCGGCAAGCCCCTTGTACATGTCGCCCTTGATAGCAGCGAACTTCGCAAGCAGCTCTTTCTCGCCAAGCAGCTTCATCTGTATCACTACACAGCCTCCACAAATCCCTCTTCAGACAACGGCTCCCATTCACAATGCCAATGAATAACCCCGCTAGGAGGCGTCAGCTAGCGCACCACCAACAGCAGCTAAGAACGCATTCTCAGTACCTGTGCCTGGACCAGAGTTAATAAGTGCCATTATCGCACCTCCGTGATCCATTCAACCGTCTCGCCATTCACGGAGCAATCTACCCATACGTCGCCTACGTTATCTGTTCTAATGCCAGTGCTTGCACCTGCTTCTAACATAACGTGATGCGCCTCTGCGATTGCCTTCGATTCTCCAACGTAGATGTAGCCAGTATTCGTAACTCGTGCACGTACAGTCAGCGTGAATCCTTGCTCAACTCTACCCGTGGTCAACTGCTCTGCTGTGCCAGCCGCCGTGATTGCTAATGATCCCACTTCAAACGTCGTCGTATTATCTCCCATCATGTCACCTCTCTACTCAGAATCCGTGTCGTCACTCCATGCGAAGACGACTGCACTAGCAGGACCTCATAGGCTATCCCGTCTACAACGGCTCGCATCTTCTCAGTGATCGTCGGATAGTACCCACGCAATGACAGCGTGTAGTTCGATATCACATACGTCTGATCTGCTTGCTTGACCTCAACGCCCTTGCTCGGACCATTAGCCACAGGGATATCAACATGGCCAGCGTAGTCCGTCCATACTTCAGGCTTCCGCTGTCCATAGTCATTCACTACCGCTGTGTTTTCTTGAATGGTGCATAGCGACGGGAAGTAATCTCGCAGCTCCGTCATCATCCTGGGGTCAAGCAATGGCCGTATCATGAGTCCTCTATCGCCTTGTTCCTCAACTGCTCAGCTATACTGAAGGGGCCAAGCGCCATCTCAGCGATCTCAAACCCGGCATAGGATGATGCAGATGTTGCCTCATCTCGAAGCGCCTTCGCTCGCTGTCTCATCTCTCTCGCTACTGATGCGCCGTCAATCTTCAGATCAAGTAACTCGACCACCTTCAGTATCAACACCTGATTAGACGACCATGATTCAAGCGCAGAGGCAGAGGCATTACGCACAACGTCACCATCAAGATCAGCGGCCATCGTCAGGAATGCGTCAATCTCTTCGTCTGAAAAGAACTCGTATGTCTCAACGTTGTCCTGAATCAGCAAGCGCACCTTGCCACTGTTGGTCGCTAAATCGTAGCTCCACGTCATGCTATCCCCTTATGCACCCTCATGTGTGCTCTCAGCGCACGTTCGTTCCTAAACTTCTTATGGCATTCTTCGCACTCTAATTCGCCTACTTCAAACAGTGCTTCCAAGAGGAGTCGAATCTTCTTCTGCTCCTCCAAGATAGCCGAGAAGAATTCCTGGTCTGTCGTAATAGGGTTCAGTTTTGTCATCATGCTCCCTTACTTGACCAGGAACTCTCTCTATACATGGCTATCCTATTTGCGCGTATGCAAATCGTGGATCAAGGTAGCATCCACCCTGAACCTGTCGCACACGATAGAAAACGTTATCTGTTGCAAAGTCGCCGTCGAACTGGCTGATAGCTCCGCCACCAACTGCAACCTTGTCAGAAGCCTTCATGCAGATCTCTGGACCTTCATGGCCCCTGAGCTTGTCGAAGCCAATTGCGTAGCCCATGCCTGTGTCAGCGAACAGATACCACGTTGTATCGTTGTGTCCGCTCACGTCGATGTAGGCATTCCACGGGTTCACATGCAACTGAAGTCCCATCTGCGGGACAACGTTTGTAGAAGGAACAGGGATACCACCACCAGCGCCAACCTCTGTCCACTGCTTCAGAGCAGAAGTCAAGATAGCGCGTGCTGTGAATTCCAACGCGGCAGGGACAACCAAGTGCATACCACGGATGTTCAATGGCATACCGTTGACGTCTGTCTGTGAGGCCATCAACTCCATCGTCGTTTCGAGGTTCGCAATCGTCAGAGCCAAAGCGCCAATGTTCGTCACGTTCACACCATCAACATCGACAATAGGAGTACCGAATAGCAACGGATCTGGGCCGGTTGCCGCAACGTATAGTCCAGTGACTTCGTGATACTCGGTGTTGACTGCTGCCTTTGCATAGTCGTCTGCGATGTCATCGAATGCGCCCATGCCGTCATTCACCAGGGCTTCCCACGAGATGTCAAACTGTCGCCCACGCTTGTAGACCTGCCGTGTGTACTGAGTATCAGACGCAGGAGAGACGAGGTATTCGCCCTTCTCACCAACGCGTGGCAGCAATGCACGAGGCCCATTCAGGCGATCTCGCGTATGCTGATTGAAGTTCGACACTGTTCCCAGCTTCGTATACGCTGCGAAGTCTGGCTGCACAATTCCGTATTGTGTCATCAACTCGCGGTCGATGATCGCGCCAAACAAGTTCGGGAAGTCGGTCGTTGTGATCGCTTCCATCATTGCGAACTCGTGACGATGGGGGCGCAGATGCGCGTCGTTATTGATCAACGCAATGCCACGCTCAATCTGCGATTCGTTGAACTGCCTACTAACAGGCTCCCATCCCTTCCAGTCCAATCCTGCCTCTTTAAACGTTGTGCCTAGATTCATATCCGGCATTTCCTCACCTATCCTCATTTGGCATTAGCCTTTTTCCGCTTCTTCGGCTTTCTGCCTCTTCCTTTTTTTCGCTGCTGCTTTCGATCTTGCTGACCTTTTCTGTCGCTCATCCTCCCGTTCCTTCTGCTCTATGCGCTCATCATCTCGGATGTCATCAAGCGTGGCTTCGATCAATACCTGTTGCGCTTCCATCTGCGCTACCTGTCCATCGATCTTTTCCACGCTGATCTCGTGACCACGGCGCTCGTAGGCGAGTAAGCCTAGTCGCGCCTTGATCGCATTCAGCCGATGAGAGAGCGTATCCTTTGCGGGCATTGAGCCTCCTAGTCAACAATCACTTCGGAATGGCTACCAGCAAGATCAGCCGTATCAATCTTCGCAAACGTCGCGCCAGTGTTGCTGTAGGAGATTACCGAAGTAAGCACCTGTGCAGCATTACCACCGGTCACGCCTTCATGAAGAATCGTGCAACGGATGAACCGGAAGTCTGTCACAATCGCGTCTGCGCTGGAAACGAATCCACCGTTGAAGACAACGTTCGTCGCATAGAAGCGGTCGCCGTCATTCCCAACATCGAAGTAGATCCGGCCTTCAACGCCGCCGTTGTTACCTTCCCAATACACACGGATTGCATTGCTCGCATCGCCGTGGGTCATTGTGATGAAGGAGTCGGAAGCAGAATCAGCATCGCCACCGCAATCGCGGATATACACATTGAGCTTCTTCGTCATAGCGGTGTTGTTGAGCAGAATACCATCCTGCCCTGCAACCACACCATGATCGACGTATAGATTCTCAAGCGTTAGCTCGAAAGTGCTCGTCTGTACTCCAGGGGCAACATTGATAACCTGGTCTGCGGCAAGAGGCGCACTCAACGTGACACCCCATTCGCGATTTAGCCCAGTCAAAGTGACTCCAGAAATAAGTGGCCACGTCAAGGCTTCGTCGTACGTGCCGCCAAGGACATAGACTGTCTTGCGCGTAGCAGTAACGAGATCGAGTGCTGCTTGAACCGTCAGTAGTGGAGAACCCCACGAACCATTACCGTAGGTATCATTCCCGCCTTTGCTTACAACCAGATACAGCGCATCGACTTCAGACTCGGCAGGATCTTGGTGGACCTTCACAGCGCATACAGCAGTCGAGCCAGATGTGACTACACCGCAAGCAAGGCCGAATGGCTGGTTTGTTGCTGGGCTGGAAATCTTGCTCAATACGGAAGTAGTCCGATTGATATAGATCCTGTCGCCACGGGCTACCGCAGAGTTGCCAAGATCATCAGTCGCGACAACACTCTGCCACCAGATTCCCTCGGTGTCAATCGGGATCAAGTCCGTAGCCGCCGAAGCACCGACAAATGCTACACCAACAAGATCTCCAACCTGCACCGGATCGCCACCATCAACGAATCCGTCTGCGTGAGTTGGGTGACTCAGCACCGACTCTTCAAACGTTACGTGCCGCCCTTCGTAGGTGGAACTTGTTTCCTCACCTGCGCTTTGTCCAGTGTTCACATAGATATCAGTTGTAGGCATCGCTACCTCCCCTCAGTGAAGAGCCGAGCCATGCGCTCTGCGTCTTCTTTCGACTTACCTTCGGCAAGATAGCGTTTCACTTTCGATTCGTATAGCGCAGTCTTCCCGGCCTCTTCTGTCACGCCTTCGCTCTCGCCCATGCCTCTGATACCGGGCTTCACCTTGGAGAGGGTTTCGATGTAGTCAACCTCAACCTTGATCGCCTCTGTCATCAGCGCAGTCAATGCCTCTTCGTCCAGCTTGCCTTCCTTCATCGGTGCAGCCTTCGTGAGCGATTCAATCAGGCGCGTCTTTGTAACATCCGGCAAGTCGTTCTTCTTGTCGTTGACAGCTTCGGTGATCTTCTCACGTGCATCACGCAGGGCAATCGCCTCAGACAGCTTCGCATTGTCTGCGGTGAGCTTTTCGTTATCCGCTGTCAAGGTCACTACCTGCCCCTCGGTCAACGTCAATTTCTCTTGTGCTTCTTTCAGTTCCATCGGGTCCTCCTCCGGTTTATCTACGTCAAGCCATTCCATGAATCGCGCCTCTTCTGTCCGGCCATCGCTCTCGACGAAAGCAGCCTTCTCCATGAACTCATTCACCTTTGCATCTGCCGTCGCCGTTGCTGCTTCTAGCGCCACCATCTTCCCGCCGCGCCCTGCCTGTGTTACGAAATCGAACGTTGCTCCTGGGTTGAACTTCTCAGCGACTTTCGTTTTCTTCCCTTTGATCGATTCCATCACCGCGCTACCGCCTGCACGGATAGACACGCCAATGTCGGCTCCCAGATCCTCTAGGAGTGGCTGCCAGTGCTTCGCAACCTTTACATCGCCGTAGACACCAGGACCAACGCTGCCGTCCTTCTCATAGATCGGAGTGCCAACGACTGGCCCGACTAGATCTCGCAACGATCTCTCAGGGCGTTCCTTGGATTCCTTGCGTGACGGATGATCAATGAATACAAGTCCACCATCGAACGCACTAACATCACGCTCGAGCTGATCTTCTTTGTAGAACGCAGACGATCCCTGCCCTGGACTAATCACTCGGACGTGGGCAATACCATCCTTGTTGATAAACTTCATTCTCCCACCTCCAGGGGGGCCAATGCTCCGCTCGTTTCGTCGAAGGTCATCTCTATCGGCTTCGCTGCCTCAGTTGCAGTCACGGGTGAATACGTTGTTACCTTCTCAACTTCCGTCGCACCGCTCAATGTCACCTTGCCGCTTTCGTCACTCGTGTAGAATGCCTTGAAGTGCTTCGTCTCTTTGCCGTCTCCACCAGTTTCATAGATAACAAAGTCGTCGAACAATTCATTGACGTAAGAATACGCATCGCCCGATGTCAGTTGGCGTACAGCATTCCCAACATCCTCCATCAGCTGCGTGTAGCTCTTCGCTTCAGTAAGCCACGCCGTTGTCGTCTTGCCGTCCTCATCGAGGGCCTGCTGCAATTTCTCTTTCAATGAAACAGTTTCTGGCATGGCTACCTCCGGTCCACCGCTCGCGGTTTGATATAGATAACTTCCGTCGTTCCACCTGTCGTGGTGATCGTTCCATCAGGATCTGCTTCAGACCAATCGTGGGATACCTGCCATCCGGCAATCTCCATAGCCAACTCTTCGTTAGCCTTCTTCAACATCTCAATCTCGACCGCCTGTTCCTTCGCTAGCTTCTCTAGGTCAACCTTTAACATGCTACTCCCCCTCTCGTGATACTCGATAATGATTATTGCACCGGCAACCAGGGAACCTCGGAGGGTGTTGATCGCCGCTTGGAAACTCTTTGTCAGAAGGAATCCACCCAGCATCAGCATTCTGCTGACAGCCATCGCTAACACGATCATCACCAACCGTGTGCCAGCTCTTCTCCATATCAATACCAGTTGCTTTGATATCGTCTACCAGCGTCATACCGCCGCTCTCGTATGCCTTCGCATTCTCAGTGACCGCAATAAGCCGCGCCCTGTGTATGGAGAAGTTCGGCTGGCCTGGACCTTGGAATTGATTGCGGATTGCACGAGCAACTTCATCGTAGCTTTCGCCCTCTTCTAGGCCGTTGACGATCAAGTTCTTGATGTGCTTCTTCGTGGTCTTGTTGACATCAGCTACATCGATTGCTGCGTTCTTCTCAGCCCACGATACAGCATCCGGATGAGGCAAATTGAATGAACTTTGCAGATCACGGCTTCTCTTCAAGTCGTCATAGCCAGCCTCGTATCCATTCAACAATCCATCAGAGAAGAACTTCTCACCATCATTCACCGTGACATCCAGAGCACTGTCGAGCATCTTGTCTATGTCGCTTGATGCTGATTCTGAGAAGTATTTGCGCAGAGATGGCAATGCCTTGTCAACCACCCGTCCTTGCCAGCGGAACCACTTAGCTACCTCTTTCTCCAGCTTCGCAATGTCCTTCTTACGCTGCAACTCAGACACGGCCTCCAGTAGGACAGCCGTGCATCGTGAAACTTCGGTAAGGGCTAACGTCGTATTATTCAGTCTCGGTCACTGATTCCCCCTCTTCATCGTCTTCCTCCTTGGTTGCTTCCTTGAACGCTAACACGAATGTCTCAGCCAACAGCTTAACCGTCTCTGCCCTGTCCATCTGATTCGCTTCAGATAGCGCCTCGATTGCTTGCTGTAGATCCTGAACCGCTCCAGTAACGGCGACGGCTTCCGGCTCTTCGCCCTCTGGGAACAGCTTCTCCATGACTTCCTCGATAGAAGTCTCGCCCAATACTTGGAGCAGCCTTGAGGTGGTGTACTCTGCGTTGAGCGTGCCAGCGAACGGTTGACCATTCAAAGTCGCGGCGGTAGCGATAGCCTCTACCTGAGACTTTACATCGTCTTCAACCAACGGCGGGAAGTCTACCAGTACGGTGACATCGATAGGCTGGCTCTTCTTGTCTACGTCCTCGTTCTCGGTATCGTCGTCATAGACGAACGTCTGCTCGCCCCATGCGTCACCTACCAGCTCACCAGTGAGATAGCCCTTCTTATCAGGATCGTCGCTTCTGTATCCAACGTCAGCCTTACACTGGATGGCATAGCCGGTCATCGTCTCAATGACCATCTCCCACATGAGCTGCCTCAGAGAGAATCCAAGTTCAGTCGGACGGTTCAACGACTGCGCGGTTGCCAGTGTGCCAACGGACGCATCGCCAAAGAATGTTTCCGGCAGTCCAGTGTCAGCGCATACCATGAGAAGCAACCTGCGGCCATCTTCCGCGCTAGTCGTAGCCCCGCCTGTCCGAACTGGTGCAATCTTCGTAGCGTCGTCATGGACGAATGCCGAGCCAGTAGCCGGAGATGGTTGGAATTGATCGTTCGAGATCCCAGAGTCCAGCTTATTCTTCGCAGCGATCAGCCCGCCTGAGCCTGCTTTCTTCGTAATGTCCCATGCGAAGCGAGCGTATGATCTGACGATGGTTGACCAGTCTGAGAGGAACTTGTTGTAGGCCCTCGCCCAATCCTGCGCTGCGTAGATCTCAGACGTGCCGAACTTCTGGTCTAGCACCACATTGACGATGACGTGATATATTGGCGTGTCCCAGTTGACCTTCTTCCCGTCGTATGTGAGCGGCTTGTTCTCTGGGTTGTAGTCGAGCGCTGGGTAGTATTCCTTCTGCATCGTCTTACCTTTAGGCGTCCACTGACGTAAGAAGAACCAAGTCTCGTTCTTGTCGTCTGGATTCGTTGCCGTATCTTCGATCTCGTCAAAGACTATCGAGCTGATACGCACGTCGCCCTCTCCATTCTTGAAGAAGACGAAGAACAGATTGGCATTGATCCACAAGTCTCCCTCTGCCTTGACCATCGCAGGGACGCTAGTGAACACCTTCTGATTCTTCTTGTCGAGCATGAACGCCTGCACCACTTCGTCAACTACCGGATGGACGGCCTTCACGGTGACGCCCTGCCCGAAGACGTAGTTTGCCTGAGTGAGCACAGCGCGTCTGATAAGGGGGTTCTTCATGCGGAAGAGGAACGACTCGTCTGAGATCTTGCGTAGAGCGTCACGGCTCCACGCCTTCTGATTGCCACCAGATAGCTTCGTCCAGCCTCGATCCTCTAGCTCTAGTTCAAGTTCAGAAATGCGCTCCATGAAATTCGCACGATCAAT